GATGTTGCCGCATCATCAGGCTCATTTTTCATGCCCAAATCCTCGCATTCATCAGGAATGCAATAATCTTTCTTTGGGCATTTGTTACAGTCTCGCAATTTAATCACCACCTTTCAAGGCGCTTAAATCTAATGCCTCTCCCGTGTCAGTAGTTTGCCACGCATAGAAGTCAAGTCCTGCCGATTTTAAAATATCAGCTGCTGCTTTGCCACTAGAGGCAGAATCGACAACACGGCGCGCCGATTGATAGGCTTGCTCTATCTTTTTAAGGTTTTCATCATACGGCTTTGCGATTGCATATAATGCTTTAATCTCATCACTAGGTTTATCAAGACCCGCCGTATACAAATTGCCTATTGTACGATTTAACGCCTTATCACAAGAGACAAGATTTCGCCTAAATTCTGAGCCGTATCCGGCTTTTTCTAACGCACTTGCAACCGATTCTGCAGAGGCCATTATGTTTTTAAAATCTATAAATAGATGACTTGATTCTATGGCGCTCTGCAGCGCTTCTTTTCGTGCATTTCTCAAAGGCTCGTGCTTTTTCAAATATTCGCTTCGAACAAAGGCATGAACTGCTGATTTTGTAATGTTTACTTTTGGCATAATATTCTCCTTATACACATTTAAGAATCATGCGAATTTCTTGACCTACTAGAAGTCTGTCCTTGAACGTATCTTGCGTTCGGAAATCCTCCATGTAGACCTCAAGCATTTCGCGATATATTTGAGCCTTAAGCGTTTCGGGGGCATCTACTACCTCCCTGTAAGGCTTAAGGATTTTAACTGGTGAGCCGAAGGAGTAATCTATAAAGCCTCGTATCTTCAATTTTGCTTTAATATTACGGACTTTATCGTTTGACCACCCTAGTAGATTTATTACTTCTTCGTTAGTTTGTACTCCGCTATCGTTATAAGCGTTGTACAAAATTTCTTGTTCTGTCATTTCTGTTTCCTCTGTCTGTTTACGATTGGATGTATTTCTTTGCAGTTGTCACACACAATACGGGGCTTACCAGTTAAGTAAGACCAGTTTGTATAAGGACTTTTTATTTTCTTATTACAGACCTTGCAAAATTTATCTTTTGCCATATTCTTTTACTTCTTCTAGCCAGTAGCCCGCTAGCATCCAAAGAGTAATACCTAGCAGACCTTGGCAAATACCTGTCCACAAATCGATACGGTCTATATCAACCGATCCGACTGTTCCGACCACTAGAATTGCAGCGAGAATTCGCACTGCATAAATTACTTTACTCATACGATGAATGCCTCCTTAAATGCTTCATTGATTTTGTCTTCAGACCAGCCAAGAGTACTAGCTAGGTAGAACCGGAACCCCTCTTTATCAATGGAGAAGGTTCTACCTTTTTTACCTTCTGTTTGCCAGCACTGCGCAAACGGGAATTTATCTCTTGCGATGCACTCCCGAACTGCGGTTAATGTCCACCCGAGGACCGTGGCCATTTGGCTCACAGCAATAGTTTTAGTGATCATAAGTAACTCCTTCCTACCATCGATATGCGGTGATTGCCGCCACTATGATGATAAAAATACTAATCGCCGCAGATAGGCTGAGGGTTAGCATCCAAAGACAGACACTTATAATTGTTTGAATATCGCGCTTTTGCATTATACTAGCCTCCCTAATTCCAAGATACATACACATCGACAATGCGTTCAGCATCGGCTAGCATTTCATACTCAATATCTGTGATTTTTGAAAGCCCTAAAGCCACTGCAATAGCATTCTTGCTATGTATTTCAAATCTGGGCAACGTCCACCCGTGATTGCCACGGTTTTTACGTCTTTCGCAAGGAATCCCTTGCTCCTCAGCTACCGTGCGAATATATTGAGTTAATAATTCGTGGGCGCTGAATTGCGTCATAAGTTCAAGGAAGGCTACGCGCTCTTCTAATAATCTGATTCGTGTTTCACTGTTCATCTGTTTTACTCCATTTATCTTCTATCTTTTTCCGGCCTGTAATAATCGGTTTCCCAAAAGTCGTTACTTTCGTTATCATCGACACACAATGCATAGCAGATACCTACGACTGTCGACATTTGCACAGATCGTCCGCTGATAGCTCGGTTCAATGTGTCCATCGAGATTTCAGCTTTTCCAATTAGCGCCGTCTTAGTCATACCTAACTCGTTCATGCGTTCCTTAATGGATTCACCGAACATTCTGATTGCGAATTGTTTCATTAATGGCCTCCTATTTCTTATATTAGTCTCACAAAATTCTCATTTTTGAGACTTTAAGGTAAAAAAATTTCTACTATTTCAGCAGAATTTAAACCAAGAACTGAACTTATTTTGGCTATCTCCTCAATAGTAAAAGACTTTCCTCCCTTAGACAGTCTTCGATAAAGCGTAGCTTGCTTAATTCCGCTTTCTTTTGCTAATTTTTGCATCCCAAATCCGTTAGCGTACATTAGCATTCTAAGCTTTTTCATGTTCATATATCCACCTCCTTCTTGATGTCTTCCTTTAGGTTGATTTTATTCTAACTCATTTATTTATCACTGTCAATAATAATTGTCTCATTTTTGATAAACTTAAATTATACTTAAATATTTTAGTTGCATTTTTGATAAAAATTTTATACAATACCTATATAGAATTATATAGGAGTATAAATATATGACTACAATAGATACAGATAAAATTGGAAACAGAATACGTGAACTTAGAATAAAAAGAGGAATAAGTGTTTCCCAGATGTTGGAGAAAACCGAGATTCCAAAGCCGACTTATTATCGTTACGAAACCGCAAATGCTAAAAAACTACCTGCTGCCGCTATAAAATCTATTGCGAAAGCGCTATCAACAACACCGGAATACCTACTCGGGTTAACAGATGACGATCGATCCCCTGAATGGATTCTAGTTGACCAATTCAACAAAAATATGAGAAGGGAGGCAGAAAGAAAGGGACAAGCTTCTTGGATGCCCCCTTTCCCATTCCAATCAACGGACAAAGTGATGCCAGCTCCTGTTCTCTCTCCGGGCCAAGATGCACTTGGGGTCTTACTGAGTGTTTTACTTTCAATGCCGAGCACTTACGAAATGGACAGTGGGATTATTGGGAATGCTCTCAGCTATATAGCGAATACTATAGCAGCAAAAAACACTCAAGAAATGACATCCTTAAACAGTTTGAACTTTGTTAGTCAATCGTTAAACTCTATTATAGAGACAATGTCGGCAGAACAAAAGGCAAGCAACGACTCTACAATACTGCCGAAATATATTAATTTCCTTCAAGGCATAAACCAACAATTATTGGCAACAATAGACGCCATCGCTGTTGAACATCAAAAAACGGAGGCGATGTCTGCCTCCGCACACAAGGGCATAATCCAATATACAAATAGATTAAAATAAAAATTACAGGGGCACATAAGGGATTATATAAAAGGGAGATTTTAAAATGAAAAAATTGTTAGTAACGGGGATTTTATTTACTACTTTATGTATTGCCGGCTGCGGAGGACCTGTTGATAATATCAAAGATGCTACAGGTTTATCAAAAGAACAGGCCCAACAGGTGCTTACTGAATTACAAAGCGTTGGAGTAACTGAATTTGGTAATGTAAATAAAGTGGCCGACCAGCAAGGCGTGTATTACATTGTTGATGAGAAGTATGGCCAAACATTCTTCCGCATCAAAAACGATAAAGTTAGTGAAATCGAAAATAGCTTCTCTACAGTTTATAAAAACGGGCAAAAGACAGACGACATTAGCAATGTTTATATCAGCGACCAGCAAAAAGCCTCTTATCAAGTAGCCGCTAAAGACGCAGTATCCGCTCGACTAAAAGCACCCTCCACTGCTAAATTCGATATAAAGCAAGTCATTCGATATGGTAATAGTGTTACTGTTCGTGGTACAGTTGATGCACAAAATGGCTTTGGCGCAATGGTTGAAGGAATGTTTTTTGTAAAAATTAAAGCGGATACAGGAGAGGTAGATTCAGTCAGCATTAACAATTTATAGTAATCCCGCACTTGCCTCGCATTATACAAAAATCCAGTACGTGCAAAAATTGCACGTACTGGATAGGGCTTTTATGTTGAAGAAGCCAGTTGTTATACGGGGTATTCCGAATTTGTTGGTGTCAACAAATTCGGAGATATTGAGGCTTTGCGGTAAAAAGAAAAGGACCCTTGCGTAATCGCAAGGGCCTACTAATCAATGGGAATTCTAAAACTTTTCCTTTTAACATCTACGAGACGAGTAAGATACTCATGTTGTGTCTCTAAGCATTTGTATAAGATAAGTATATCAACAGGTACAGAAAATGTCAAAAATTATTTACACTAAAAGAAAAAACCGAATTTTACAATTGCCATCTACTTTATCCTTTAAAAATAAAAATTTAGTTGATTTTAATTCGTATCTTTCTATTTTCGACTGGTCTTATAGCGGGGATAAATTAGTAATTGACGGTAGTAAATGCGTTAATGCAAATTATCAGGCTTTATCCCTTTTGATATTGTACATATGGTTCTTAAAATCAAAAGGTTGCTATGTCCGACTTTATTGTAATAAGAGATCTACATTTGGCCAAATGTGGTATCGACTCGGAGGGGCAGGCTGCTACAATGTTTTCGAAGATAGCAATGAGAATTTCAGGTTTATCTATGATAAACCAATGTTTGCGATTCGGAATCAGTCTATAGATATTCCCTCTGCGCTAGATAAGATTCTAGACTATACCACAAAAATAGATATGGATTTAATCTCTGGACACGAAGGAACTTTAAGATATATTGTATCAGAATTGCTCTATAATACCTTAGAGCATGGGTATACCCCCCATATTCCTTCTTTACTGCAGTTTAATTGGTATAAAAACAAAGGCCAACTATCATTCATAATTGCCGATTTAGGTATTGGTATAAAAAAGCATCTAGAAAAGACATACCCTATATTCACCTCTGACATGACCGCATTAGAATGCGCTATTAAACCCGAAATCTCAGGAACATTCGGCGCACCTAAACTGCCTTACGAAGGCCAAAATAATGCAGGAATGGGGCTATATTTATCTTCTAACATTGGAAAAACCTTAGAAGCAGATATGTATATTGTTTCGGGGCAAGGTTTGTTACACATATCACCGACAGATATAACTTCAAATACACTTCGGCAACCTTGGCCAGGTACGTTTGTTTATATGACGATCGGATTTGATAAATTTAAAACATTTGATATCAATGATGAACTCGAAAGATTACGGCAAAAGGCAAAAGCCGAAGTAGATGCTCGCAAAAATATAGATACATCAAAGGAAATTGTTATTGACATGTATAACTATTTTGGAAAACATTGTGAGGTAAAATATGAGGCTATAAAGCAAAGAGATAAACGTATTCTACCTGCTTTATCCGAAGGTAAAACAGTTGTATTGGACTTCACTGAAGCTGAGACTGCTACCCATAGCTTTTTAGTTGCTTTATTGGCAACCCCTATCTGTAATACTGGCATCAAAGCATATAAATTGATAAAAATAAAAGGCGCTAAACCCCCAATCCGAGCAACTATAGATTTTATTTTCGACAGTTATACACCTGAAGATTAAAATAAAATAAGCCCTCACCGCAGTGAGGGCTATTAAAAATATCATGCCTTAGAGGTACTCTATTTTTACTCCACATTTATTATAGCATACCTCTAAGGCTATTCACTATACCAAGGAGAATATAAAATTATGGCCATGAAACGTGCTAATGGATCAGGCACCGTATATAAAATGAAGCACAAGCCGTTACGCAAGCCGTACAGGGCTGTTGTAACATATGGATACGACGCAAACGGTAAGGCTATTCGTAAATCGATAGGCACATTTGCCACACAAAAGGAAGCATATACTGCGCTAGCTCTCTACTCTACTAATCCGCCGCAAGAAGAGCAACGCAAAATTACGTTTGGCCAATGTTTCGAATGGCGGATTGAGGAAGCAGAACGCCAAGGTCTGTCAGCTGGGCGAATGAAGATTATTCATACTATACAAAAAATGATCAGCCATCTTAATAATATCGAAATGAAGAATATGCGTGCGGCACATTTCCAACCTATATTCGATAATTCGACTCACACAAAGTCTTATCAAAAGCTAATTAAGGCTATTATAGTGTCTGTAGGTACGCTTGCTGTTAAGCAAGAAATCATTCCTAGGAACTACTTCTCTGACATCATCATTAATAAAAATGCTACACCAATCAAGAAGGCTAATATTTTTACGAATTTTGACCTCTATACCCTGTGGCAACACTCTGATGATATAATCGTCAAGTTAACCCTGATATACGCTTATACGGGCCTCAGATTGAACGAATTACAGACTATAAAGCTTGATAATATCTATTTGAAAGAACGATACATGATAGGCGGCTCTAAAACGGAAGCCGGCAAGGATAGATGTATTCCTATTGCAGAATGTATATATCCTTTCATTAAAGAATTGTATCAGCAAGCAAAATTTAAGCGTGTAGCGTGCCTGTTAAATAATGTAATACATAAAGACACCTACCGAAGAGAAATGCAGCGTATGTGTCAAAATCTTAATTTAGGCGAACATAAACCACATGATACACGACATACCTTCATCTCCTTAGCCAGCAATATTGGAATCGATGAAATTATAATCAAACGGATCGTTGGCCATTCTAGTAAAGATAATATCACCCAGGAAGTTTATACTCACAAAACCCTACAACAATATATTGATGCGGTCAACCGATTGCCTTATGGTGAAGCACTCATAAAAGGTGAGCAACGGTTGAGCAACGCAGACAAAATGTAGCAATTTTAGCCAATTTCAAAAAATAAAAAAGCCAGTAAATATAAGTGTTTACTGGCTTTCTACGTTTGCGTTCTTATTCAGCGGAAATTACAGAAACTGGGCAAACGGATTCGCAAGAACCGCAATCGATGCAAGCATCGCCAATTTCGTATTTAG